CTATTTTTATATCTACACTAATAATTTCATTTATTGGTTGTTTTGATTCAAGTAATACCCACATAGGAATTAAATGGCCAGACAATGGATTATTAATAACATACCCATTAAAATTTGGCATAACATCAAAGCTGGCTACAGATGGAGCCACCTCGCTAATAATAACCTTTGCGCTATATGAATCCGTTCCGCTGGTATTAATAAGCTTAACTCGTGCGTAATTAATTGTCTCGCCAGGAGAGACAACCAAGTAGTATTTTCTTAGCGTCTTTTGCAGTGGATGCACAGACATAAAGTGACTATATAGAGCACTCAGCTCCAATAGTTCTTCTGTGATTGGATCGAAATAACAAATACCAATAGGACCATCCACTGTTAAAGCAGTGATCATACTGTCTTGTGCATTGTTTGCAATTGAAATCATCTAAATGAAGCTCTTCTACTGGTTGTCCTATTAAGTAAATTTTGACCCGAAGCAGGAATTAAAGTTCCCTCAGATTCGCGTGACCAATCATTATACTGCCTTTTGCTACCATTTAACAAGTCCGAAGTTCTATTTGTGGGCTTTAATCCTCTGCGAGGTACCATAATAACATCAGATTCTGCGGCCATGACAGACCTATCAACAACAGCCACCTGTTGTTTATCCTGAACTATGTTTCCGTACATTTCATGGTGCGACACTATTGTTATTGATAGATCTCCACTATCAAATAGTTCGGAAAACTGGAAGTTAAACCCTAGCGCGGCCAACATTAATGCATCTAGGTCATGATCTCCTATTTGCTCATTTGCGGCCTGATAGACTGGTTTGCCACTAGGAGATCTTTTCTCTTCGTATCCCTTCATTTGCTCAACTATTGCCTTGTCTGCAACCGGATCTATTTTTAGCATACCTCTTTCTATTAATTTTACTAAATTATTAACCATATATGGCTTCATATGCTTCTTAATAGGTTTACCAGTAAATGGGTCATTAATCTCAAACGTTGATGAGAAATTAATAGCATTAATTTCTGCTAGTTTTAGGTCTGGATGGTTAGATGGTAGCCTTCCAAAATTGTCATAAGCGTGTTTTTTCATCATCTGGATTTGCGTGCTCCCAAATCCTTCATCGACATATATATAATCAAATATATATTTTCTATTCATATCCATTATTCTATTCATGGCCATAATCTGCGACCATCCTTCTTTGGATACCTGTGCCTTTTCTAAAATAAAAAACATTCTAGCTACGGTATCAAACGCCAATACAACTATTCTTGTACCGATCTTATCATGATTCCAGTCGCATCCCATGATCAATGTATATTTGTGCATAAATCGACATAGTATTTTTGGAACACACCCATCTTTGATGCACCAAATTCAGCCATAATTTCTTGCACATATCCAAGTTCATCTGACCCACTTCTGAACTCAGAATCAAGTTCATCGTTATAGTGCGGTATAACAAATGATGGAAAATGGAACTCTTTATATCTTGGATCCTTAGACAATCTACTTAGTTGTTTTTCACCATCAGGAGTAGAAGATGCCCATAATTCTGTCGTTGGTCTATCTGCCAGAATAGCAAGAATGGCATTAAAATCCTTCTGATCAAGATAATCTACTTCGTCAAGCACAATAAGGTGGGCCTTCTGTCCACGAACTGAGCCTGCGCCATTTGCTCCGGCAGTAAATGCTTTTATTCTTGATCCATTCTGAAAATGAATAGTGTGATTTGGAGACTGTTTATATGATTTAATTATCTCGTCATACGATCCAAATGTTGGACCAAGATTTCTTGCGAATTGCAGGACAAGAGTTATTATTTCTTCTGCCTGAACCTCAAATGGCGTAACAATAAGAATAAAGTAATCTTTATTCATCATTGCTCTATGTAGCATATTGAGCGCTAGAGAATACGATTTGCCTGCACGCCTTCCACATCTTATGGCTTTTCTATTAGCTGTGCATCTTGATATTTGTTCTTGATACCACCTTTTTGCAAATAGTCTATTATCTGGATTAGGATTATTTGGATCTATTTCTTTCTCGGCCCAATAATATGGATTTGCCAACATCTCAATAAGATCAAGTTCGGACTGATCAAACATATGTTTTTGATCAGGCGGTATCACAGAATCTGATGACGCTAAGCCATTACACTTAATTGTAATTTTACCATGTTCTGCAATTTGCTTATCTCTACATAGAGTACACATTTCAGTGATGTCTCTATTGTAGTTTTTCTTTTTTAAATAGTCTTTCCAGTCTAACGCAGCAAACGACATAATGTCGCCGGACTCGCCATCAAACTTGCCTATTTCACTCATTTTTATAAAACACCCTTAATAATAGAGGCCTCATTTCCAAGTAATTGTCCTCTATTGTTTAATCCACTTTTGGCTAGCTTTTGTAAAACAGCCTGCCTATTAGTTAATGTATCCCTTGTGGTTATACCGCTACCATGTGTTGATGCGCGAGATATTCTGCTACCAGTTCTTTGTATTGCATTATTATTAGATGTAGATCCTGCTATGCCTGCTGCTGCCGCTGCGGCCACAAGGCCAACTCCAGTACCACTAATTAAACCTGTAGCATAAGAGCCAGTACGACCCATGCCCAGCATTTTACCAATACCATGCCCTACCTCTTTTGCCGGCCTGAATGCAGACATAAATCCTATTTCCATGGCTATGTTTGTACCAATATCACCTATGCTACCTCCAGCCGCAACTGTGCCAATCGCTGCTGCTGCAAATCCTAGTGGTATCATATTCCTAGTAAAGAAGCTATTAAATCCACCAAGTCTTTTTTGATGCTTTGCTAATAATCCAACAGAGTTGAGCATATTTTCTCTGTTTGCTCCACTTCCTGGCCATAAAAACCTAGCGCCTCTCTTAAAATGTGTTGCTGCACTAGCGTCTTTGTACTCCTTCATGGTTAATCCCATTTTGTCTGGAGTAGGAAATAAACTATTTTTATTTTTTGCCATAATTAATACTCATGATGTTTTGTTCTCTCATTAAAATCAGCAAATCCGCTTCCGTGATAATGCTCTATGTTTGCATACATCCTTATATTGTTCTCTAGCGAATACTTTCTTTCTTCTATCTCTCTGCGTTTTTTAATTTCAGTTATTCTATCTTCTGACCCTGGACTATCCGCTAATAGTGCTATGCCACCTATCGCTGCTAGTCCTCCGATTGCTATCTTCTGGCCAGATGTTAGTCCATTAAACCATCCTCTTGCCCTTGTAATATGGGTTTTTGCTATTCCAACCCCAGCTTCCATTGATGGAAGAATATTCCCATGTAAATGCTTTCCTGCATGAATATCTTCTTCTGCCTTTGTTAATATTTTTAACTTATCGGCAATAGATGGGGCGTTATTTATGCTATCCAATAGCATATTACGAGAGACGCCTGGCGTAAATGATGAATCATATCTTTTCATTGCGTGCAGCGCAGCAGCATCAGCATCTTTTGTTATGGACTGAACCAAGGCTCGCCCCTCAAGTGGGCTAGTATATGCCAATACATTAATACCTTTCTCACCTTTTGGGTAAACAGTCGATACACGCTTTACAACTTTTGCATCAATTCTTTTATAGCCTTCAGACTGGGATTCCTCTATCGCTGTCCTCATAGCTCTTAGCATTTGAACAGACCTCGCCATAGGCTGAGCCTTTGATATACTCCTAAATAGACTTCTTGTGTCTTCGGATATATTTCCAGATACCAATTCGTCGTATATGGGTAGCATTTTATTAAATACTTCCATTTGCTGACTAGCATCAGCAAGAGCCTTATGCTCTTCTGTTGCTCCCAGAAAATGTTTAGCCAAGAATTCCATGCCAGTCCCTATTGATATAGAGTTCTTTGCCATAAGGCCTCTTTCTGCAGCTTTTGCATATACAGACTTTGTAATATCCATTAAGTCTACTACCATTGCCCCTTTTCCAGCCGCAATTGAATCTTCATATGCATTCATCATTCTTCCATATGCGTTTGACACATCACTAAAATTAGCCAATCCCTTATTATACATATCATATGCTTGTGCGGCATATGCTCGCTGATTTGTTACTTCTGGTGGCGTATATAGATATCTTCCAGAGTCTGGCGACCCAGTGTATGCCATTTTAGACCTAATACTATTACCTAAGCCAGCTTCATTGATCGCTTTTGATAGGAATCTATTTTCAAATGCTGCGTTCTGTATCAATAATACGGAGTTCTGATTTATTAAATTATTGGCATATGCGCCAACATTTGATTGTGGCGCATGATTACCAGATCTTAGTGCTGCATAATATTCATTAAACCTACCAAGTTCTTCTTGTTTTGCGTGGAATGGCGAAGAATTTGTAAACTTACTCTTTATAGCGTTAATGGCATCTTCATCTAAGCTTCTAGCAGAATGTGAAAGATCAAAAAACTGCTCTGAATTAATATTATTTCCCTTAGCACCAATAGACCACACGGAACCCTCCATGTGGCTTCTATTATCTGTCTCTATGTCTAAAGAGAAAAAATCTTTAGTGCTTAATTTTGAAAATAAACTCATAATGTTTTAACAAGCTCTACATATTCTTTATATGTTTCAAATATTTCTTCTTCTGTTATAAATTTATATGATACATGTTTATAATTTCTTGCTAGAAATTGCTTTGCTGCTGCAGCCTTTCTTTGTACAATTAGATTTCCAACCATTGCTTTTGGCTTTATCTCTACAACCTCTAGCATCCCATCATGATACAAAACTATAATATCTGGCTTGTATGTTCTTCTTTTTCCAGAATCGTCAATATACGGGATCTGAAAAGGCTCAACAACATATTCAATAACAGAATTGTCTTTTTCTAATTTTGTGTAATATGCGTACTCGTATGCTGACCTATATGGATACATAGACCCATTTTTGTGACTATGGAATAGACCTGTTCTGTATTTTCCACGCGAGCCATTTGATTTATTGTAATATACATTTGGCTCTTCACTTTGTTTGCTGCGTTTTCTTGCCATTACAACTCCTGAGCCTATTAAACTTCTTCGGCCACTCCATCGATTACTTTTGTTTTTGCTATTTGCGTAGCAATTATATCTAATCTGCTCTTAAGATCAGCAATTTTATGTGCCGCATCCGTGCTTCCAGATACTGCAACAACAGCCTTAACCCTTTCCCTTCTTGTAGCCATTAGCGCTTCAAGAACCTTCATTCTCTGCTTTTTAATTCTTTCTTTAAGATCAAATGATTTTGCAACATCTAAATTTGACAATACATTGCCAGTAGCGTCCACACCTGTGATTACTTCTTGCAATAGTGTTTGATGTGTCTCTGCTATATACTTTGTGATTCGCATCTCATAAATATTTAATTCAGCAAGCTCGGAAACAAGATGCATCTCTGTGAGCTTTGATGGGTCAACATCAAATTCTGTTAAATATTGATCTGTCCAATACTCTATTAATTGCGACTCAACAAGACACGCTCTTCCGACTGGTGCCTTTCTAATCTGCATATATGGACATGTTGCCTTAAATGCGCATTCATTTCCTGAACACTGAAGCGGCACAACAGAATTGACGCCAGCTGTCATTCCGCGCATTGTTTTTTTAACTTTTTCAACCTCTTCTTCTGTTAAAACAATATCTGAATATCGTGACTCATCAGGAGCTAATTTTTGCAAAAAGTCGTCCTTTGTGATGACACCATTATCCTTAACTCGTATTCCAGATAAGCCAATATATCCAACAGGGAGAGTTTTTGTTGGTTTAGCATCTTCTATTTGTGCAACTTCTATCTTTTCTGGCTTGGCAGCCTCTCTAAGCGCTTGTGCCTTACCCATTATGTCGGCTATCTTGCTTTCCATGGATGGTGCAATCGCAAAGCCGGTCGTAGTTTTATTTTTTGCCATGTTACTCCTCTTCAAAATAGCAAAGTATTCAGATATTTATAACACACTTT